AACGACCGCAACAACGAGCATGTGGCGCAATGCATCCAGAACGACGTTCTATACAACGAAGATGTCTTGCTGACGCGCCCCACGCGCATGATCATCACCGAAGGTGTCACCGATTGCATTTCTTTGATGGAGCACGGCTTCCCGGTAGTCTCGCCTGTGACCGTGCGAATCCGCGAGGCCGATTGGGAGCGCCTGCTGCCCAAGCTCGCTGGCGTCCAAACCGTCTTCGTCTGCCAGGACAATGAGGTCTCGCAAGCCGGCCTGCAGGGCGCCCTGACGTCGGCGCGCATCCTGGCCGCTCACGGGATCGAGACCCGCGTGGCTGTCCTGCCGCTGGCCGAAAAGCAGCAAGCGGCACGGCGGGAGTTGCGTGAGCGTTTCGGCGCTGATCAGACGGCAACAGATCTTCCGCCGGAAGCTGAGCCGTATCTGGCCGACGCCAAAATCGACGTCAATGAGTACTTCGCCGCTGGCCATACCGCCGCGGAGTTTGAGCAGATCCTCGCCCGGGCACAGACGCCACTCGAGATGGCGATCGCCAGACTTTCGGCGGATACGCCGGATACCGACCTGCCACGCATCCTCGCTCCGGTGCTCGCCGAGATTGGGCAACTCGACCCGATCGCTCAGCCCCATCACCTGAAGGCGATCCAGGAGCGCTGCGGCAAGGAGCGGCTGCCCCTGTCGGCCTTGCGCCAACAGATGAAGATCGTGCGGATTGACAGCAAGAGAGGAGCGAGAAAACGAATGAACGGAGGACGCGTGGCTGGCTCACAAGGAACAATATCGCTAACGAGCAGTGCAAGTTGGCGGGATAAGCTAATCTTTAACTTGAATGGCTCGGTGAAGCCTGTGCTGGCCAACGCCATCACGGCGCTGAGCAATGCACCCGAGTGGGCCGGCACGCTCGCGTACAACGATTTTGCCCTGAACACTGTGCTCGTTCGGCCGGCACCGTGGATGGCCGCTGACACTCCGGTTCCCCATGCCTGGAACAACACCGAGGACATCCTGACCGCCAATTGGCTGCAGCACGAAGACATCTTCGTGGCGCCGCACGTGGCCGGCCAAGCCGTCGAAGCGGTCGCCAAAGCGCATCACTTCCATCCCGTGCGGGAGTACCTGGAGTCGCTCACCTGGGACGGCATGCCGCGGCTCGGCAGCTGGCTGACCGACTATCTGGGCGTCGAGCCTTCTCCGTACGCGGCCGCGGTCGGCACGCGCTGGATGATTTCGGCCGTGGCCCGAATCTTCGCGCCGGGCTCCAAAGCGGACACCTGCCTGATTCTCGAAGGAGTGCAGGGCATCAAGAAATCGACCGCCCTGCGCGCGCTGGCGCAACCCTGGTTTGCCGAAGAGATCGCCGAGTTGGGCTCGAAGGATGCTTCGATCCAGTTGCAGGGCACCTGGATCATCGAAATCGCCGAGTTGGATTCGATGTCCCGCGCTGAGGTCGGCCGGGTGAAGGACTTCATGAGCCACCTCACCGACCGCTTTCGGCCCCCCTACGGCGAACGGGCCATCAGCGTGCCCCGGCAATGTGTCTTTGCCGGCAGCGTGAACCACGGTACATATCTTCGCGACGAGACCGGCGGCCGGCGCTTCTGGCCGGTGGAGTGCAAAGCCGCAGAAATCGACGTCGCCGGGATCGAGTCCGCCCGCGATCAGCTTTGGGCGGAGGCCGTGTTCCTGTACTACGAGGGCAAGCCGTGGTGGCTCGACTCGCGGGAACTGAATGAGCGCGCGGCCGAGGAACAAGCGGCCCGCTACGAAGGCGATCCCTGGGATGACCTGATCCGGCGCTGGGTCGAAGAGCGCGAGTCGGTCTCCATCACCGAGATTCTCGAAGGCTGCATCGACAAGCGCAAGGATCAGTGGACTCAGATGGACAAGAACCGTGTGGCTCGCTGTCTTCGCTCATACGGCTGGCAACGGTTCAACGCCGGCGGCAGAGGGTCGCGGCAGTGGCGGTATCGCCCGCCGGAGCAGCCCTGCTGAGGGCGCCGTGTTCCAGTCTCCCGCGGTGTTCCAGTCCGTGTTCCAGTCTGTGTTCCAGTATCAAGCCGCCTATTTTCAAGAGGATGTACCGGTGTTCCAGTATAAACATACGCGCACACGTATAGAACAAACACACACACCGTGGGGGAAGGAGAGAGAGAAATATATTTGTTATAGGTATAGAAATCGGTACTCAAACCGGAACACTGGAACACATCCGCGTAACTCCCGTTCTGCCAACGCATTGCAGTGTTCCAGTGGTGTTCCAGTTGTGGGCGTTCCTCGGCTGAGACGTGGAGCTTGGGCATGAGCGCAATGGTGGCGCGCTTCGTTTCGACCGCCCTCGAGCAGTGGCACACCAATCAACCGGACCGCATCGCACGCGACTTTCAGCTCAACGACACGGTCTACCGGCGGCTGGATCCGGAGTATTACGCCTGGTTGCGCTCCCGAATGCACCTGGCGAAGATGGCGGCCGAAGCCGGGCAATTGGAGGCAGGCGAGTTCGAAGCGCTCCGCAGCCGTTTCAACCAGGTGCACGAATGGGCGCTCGAGCACTTCAGCCGGGCCGCTCTCGAAGCGGCTCTACGCACACTTGACGCTCGGCAGTACAGCGCCCCACGGACTGAGACGGAGCGCCCCGGTCGCAAAGTCGTGAGTGCGGGCGTGCCGCTGCCGGAGTCCTATGCGCTGGTCGCCGGCATCCGCGCGCGGGCGCTGGCGCTCGGCTGGAGCGAAGCTCAGCTATCTGCAGAGCCTCCGGAGGCGCGTCACGGGGAACTCGTCGCTGGCAGCGGCTTGGTCTGCTACCTCCGCCCGGGCGACCAGATCGGTGCAGTCACCCGCGAAGCGATCGAGATCACCGTGGCCAACGGTGTGCGCCAGAGCTTCTACAACCCCGACGTCGAACAGCCGTGGATCAAACGCGTGGCGCGATGAGTGGACACTTCGATCAGCTCGCGAGTATTTATTACCGGTAGCACAAATTGCGGGCAGAACGGGCTCGCGGAAAATGCATTCGGGCCTTTCAGAAACTTGGGCCCGCCGAGTATAGATAAGCAGAGGCACGAATTCAGCATCGGTCCCAACAGCCCGGTGCCGGAGATGCCTCACCCATAACGAGAGACGGGACTCTCGGAAAACTCCTTCCCTTCGTCCTGGACATCCGAAGTGTGTCCGATGAAGACCTTAACTGAAATTCCTTACTACGCGCCAGACGGCGCTTCGCTCGGCTTCCGCACCGTGGAGTCCGCGCGGCGGTTGATCGCGGGCGGTTATGTGAAGGCGTCGTATGGCCGCAAAGGACACCTGCGGGCCATCTGGCTGCAGCGGCCGGACGGGGGTAACCCCATCGCGACGCGGCCCCACAATGGCACGCATTACAGCTTCCTGCAGAACCTGGACAGCGGCCGTTGCTGGCAGCTTAAGCGGCTCGACGGCAAAGACGAAAACGGCGTCGTGTTCAGTGCGCGCCATGTCTTCCTGCAGGTGGTGAGCGATTGTCTGGCCGGTTGAAGAGCCGGCGCGCCCGGATTGGCGGGCGTCACGTCGCGTGGATGCGCGGGACGTTCCAGCCCTCCTACTCGCTGGTGGCGCCGTTGCGCCGCCTGAGCGCCGCCGACGCCCCACGAGCGCAACGTGGCCCCGCACCGGCCGCACGTCCCGCAGTCCCTTCTCCGTCCGCACCCGTTGTGAGCCCTGCATGATTTCTCTTCCCACCGCGATCACCCTGCAGCCGATTGACGCGCTGCTGCCCTATGCCCGCAACAGCCGGACGCACGCGCCGGAGCAGATTGCGCAAGTGGCCGCCTCGATGCGCGAGTTCGGCTGGACCAATCCGGTGCTGGTCGACGCCGACGGCACGATTATCGCCGACCATGCCCGGGTGCTTGCCGCACGGCAACTCGGCCTCACTGAGGTCCCGACGATCATGCTCGGCCATCTGAGCGAGACGCAACGCCGCGCCCTGGTGATTGCCGATAACAAGCTCGCCCTCAATGCGGGCTGGGATGAGGACATGCTGCGGACCGAGTTGCAGGCGCTCAGCGAGGAGGACTTCGATCTCGACCTGGTGGGCTTCACGGACGCCGAACTCGAAGTCTTGCTCGAGGATCCGGAGCAAGTGGCCGAAGGCAACACGGATGCCGATGCGGCGCCGGAAGCGCCCGAGACGGCAGTCACCGTCCCAGGCGACGTCTGGCTACTCGGCGCTCATCGGCTGCTGTGCGGCGATTCCACGCAGATGGAGACGATCGAGAAAGCCCTCGATGGCGGCCTGGCGGACATGGTCTTTACCGACTTGCCTTACAACGTCAACTATGAGGCGGAGACAAAGCACGGCAAGAGCCGCAAGATCGCCAACGACAATTTGGGCAAGGCTTTCGAACCATTTCTGCGCGATGCCTGTTCGGCGATGCTGGCGGTCACCAAGGGCGCCATCTACATCTGCATGTCCTCTTCCGAGCTTCACACGCTCGAGAAGGCGTTCCGCGAGGCGGGCGGCCACTGGTCGACCTTCCTCATCTGGGCCAAGAACACCTTCACGCTCGGACGCGCGGACTATCAGCGCCAGTACGAGCCGATCCTCTATGGCTGGAAGGAAGGCACGGACCACTTCTGGTGCGGGGCCCGAGATCAGGGTGACGTGTGGTTCATCAAAAAGCCGGTCAAGAATGATCTCCATCCGACATGCAAACCCGTTGAGCTGATCGAGCGTGCACTGCACAACTCCTCAAAGACGCGTGACACTGTGCTCGATCCCTTCGCTGGTAGCGGCAGTACGCTCATCGCGTGCGAGCGCATTGGGCGCCAAGCGCGGCTCATTGAACTCGATCCGCGCTATTGCGACGTGATCGTGCGGCGCTGGGAAGAGCACACCGGCGAGTTGGCCACGCTCGAAGCGGACGGCCGCTCGTTCAAAGGCTTGGCTGCCGAGCGCCTCGGCACGGTCGCTTGAATCGAGCGCTGCCACCGTGAGTTGGCCGAGCTTGAAGCCGAGTTACGCGCGGGTAACCCTGACATCCAGGGCTTGTGCCTGGCCCTTGCGGACTGGTCCGCGGAATTGAGGATCCTCGAACGACTGCCGTGGAAAACGACGTTATCGGACTTGCGATCGCCGCCTCGGGGCTCGTCTCGGGGCTGATCGGCACGTACGTGGGGCTTGAGAATCGAGCGTTACTCGCGAGGTGCGCAAGGAAATGGCCGATCTGGAAAACGACTGATCGCCCGCATCAATGGCACCTACATCCGGCGGCGCGAATGTGAATTGCGCGAGACCAACGTGCAGCAGCGGATTGATGCGCTGGCGGCAGAAGTGAGACGCAAGCCCGGCTAAGCACACGGCGCTGCATCGTCTGACGTACAATGTATGTACGAGGTCTGCAATGGCAACTGCACCCAAAGAACGGCGCATCAATCTACGCGCTTCAGAGAGCGACGTCCAGGCAATTGCGCGCGCCTCGGCGCTCACTGGCTTGAGCGTCAGCGCGTTCATCCTCGCCAGCGCGACCGAGCGGGCTGAACGCACGCTCGCCGAGATGCGCCACTTCGAACTCGATCCGAAACAGTGGCAGGCCTTCAGCAACGCGCTGGACCGGCCCGCCCGGCGAATCCCCAGACTGCGCCGCTTGTTGCAGGAGCCTTCCATCCTTGACCGCCAATGATCCAGCGCGGTCGCCGCTTTCGGCCGTGGAGCCGTTGCAGCGGCAACATGCGGCCGCCAGCTTCGACTGCGGAACGCAACCGGCTCTCAATGACTGGTTGAAGCGGTACGCGTGGACCAATCAGCGCAACGAAGCGGCTCGCACGTATGTTGTGCACCGCGGCGGCAAGGTGGTCGGGTATTACTCGATCGCGGCGGGCAGCGTGCGAAAAGAAGAAACGCCGGCGCGGGTGGCACACGGGCTGGCTAACCATCCGGTCCCGGTCGTGCTGCTCGCCCGCTTGGCTGTCGACAAGTCCGAGCAAGGCTCGGGCCTGGGCAAGGCGCTGTTGAAAGATGCGCTGATACGAATTGCGACCGCGGCGGACGTCATTGGCGCCCGGGCGGTCCTGGTGCATGCGATCAACGAAAGTGCGGCGGCGTTCTACCGGCACTTCGGGTTCGAACCGTCGCCGATTGACGACCTGCATCTGATGCTGTTGATGAAAGATTTGCGCGCCAACCTCGGGCGCAAATGAACAGTTTTTCGAACAAAGGAGCCGCCAGCGGCTGAGGCTGGCGGCCTTCGAACTTGGCTTGCGCGTCAGGCCACGCGGTAGACGCGCTGGCCATCTTCGCGCTTGGTGCTCGCGATAGTGAGGCCCATCTTCTTGCCCAGGCTGCCCGAGAGGAAGCCGCGCACGCTGTGCGCCTGCCAGTCAGTCGTGGCCATGATCTCCTTGAGCGTCGCGCCCTCGGCCCGCTTGAGCAGGTCGAGGACAATGGCCTTCTTGCTGCCCTCGCGCGGCGTCCGCTGGGCACCGGCTTCCTTTACGCCCTGGCCCCGTTTGGTGGGCTTCGGTGCGGCCTCTGCGGTCTGCTTGGCCGGCGCTGGGGTAAGAGCCTGGATCGCTTTCCAAATGCGCGCAACCGCCGCGGTGCGGTTGGCAAACTTCTTCACCGGCTTGAGGTCGGCGAAAGGTACGACGCCAGCGAAGTTGTTCCAAAGCGCCGCGTAGCGGCTGATCGGCCAAAGCGCGGTGAGTTTGGCGAGTTCCTTCTCGCTCGTGAAGACCGCGTCGCTCGCGCCATTCGCGCGGGCCTCTTCGAGCGCGGCAAAGGCCGTGATGGTGTTGTCCGAGTCAATCGAAAAAGTGGTCATGAGTTCTCTCCTGAGTGAGTTCGTGGCGCGCTAGCAGTCCAGCCCTTTGGCCTCCACTGCGCTGCGGTCGCCGAGGCTCGCCAAGACGTAGGCCAACTCCTCGTTGACGTGGCCGAGGTCACCGGCGAAGCCCCAATCAGCGGGCTCGGCGGCCTGGAGCTTGCGGTGCGCAGCGAGTTGCCGCGCAATGCGCTTCAGTAGTTCTTGCGTCTCTTCAAAACGCTCGGCGTAGCAGGCGGCGGCAGTGGTGTGGGTTGGTTGGGTGCGTGCCATCGATGACATGAATCACTTCAGCGCCGGCGAATAGCAAGACGATTCCGATGGTTCAATTGCAAATCCAGGCTGACGTCGACGCGGCGGTGGGCGCGCTGGATGCGGTCCGGGTGGATCAGCTTCCCTTTGCCCTGAGCCTGGCGCTGAACCGAATTGCCCAGGCGGCAAAAAAGGACGTCACCGCGGAGATCGCGGCCAAGTATCGCAACCGCAGTGGCTCGCTGGCGTTCCTGATGCAAGGCGTCCGGATGGACCCGGCGACCAAGATCAACCCGACCGCGACGGTCTACGACGTGGACTGGTTCATGGGCTACCAGGAAGAGGGCGGCCGGAAGCAGGCGTCGGGGAACAAATGGGAGCGAGTTCGCGCGGCGGCCATTAACGGCGTGCGCGTTCCGCCGTCGGTCACTGCGCTGCTCGCGCAGCATGGCAGCGGTTACTTCGTCAACCAGTTCCGCTCGAGCGGGGATTGGTTTCTGGGGCATCGCTTCAAGACAGGCAAGGACGACCTCCGCGATCACGACGGCACGCGCATTGACGGCCATCCTGGCTTCTCCGTGGTGATGCTGCTGGAGAAGGCCATCGACGTGAAGCCGAGTTTCGGGATGCGTGAGACGGTGGAAATGACCGTCGAGACCGGCTTCGCCGCGGCGTTCCGCGACGCTGCCGAGCAGGCGATGGCGACGGCGCGCTGAGACGGCGTACAAGTTCGCAGCCCAACGCGCAAACAGCAGTTCGAAAGTGGCTCGGCTGAGCGTTACACTTCAGCCGTTCATTGTGGCAAAAAGGCCACGCAAACAGTGGGCCTAAACGCCCTCCCAGCGGCAAAAAGGTACTGGGAAGTCCTTTGTTTTCATGCCGGTGCCGCAAGGCGCAGACGACGCCCAGCGACGGTGCAATTTCCGGAGTTGCATGCGGAGTTGCGGGGGTTGCATAGCGGGTTGCACCCCATCCGATCAGTTTCATGCGCTTAACGGCCGTTTCGATCTCGAAATCGCTCGGCGTCAGCCGCCAGGCGGTGGACAAAGCGATCAAGCGGGGCCGGATTGATCCGAACACGCCGATCGAGCAGATCCTCGTCGATTGGAAACGGAACGCCGATCCGCTACAGCGCGCCAGGAGACTGGCAGCCGTTGCTGCTCCGCCTGCTCCTGTGCAGCCCGTTCGCCGGCTGGCGCCGACCGCTCGCCGAACCGTGGACGACGACCCAAATGGCGGCGGGCCGGCTCGGCTCGGTGGCCTGACCAAGTTCGACCTGGAGATGCGCGATATGGCCGTCCGGCTCAAGCTGCGCCAGGTCGCGCTGCGCGAAAAAGAGGGCGCGCTGGTCCGTGCGGATGAGGTGCAGTCGGCGTGGGCTGCGCTGGTGCTGAACGCGAAATCGCGGCTGCTGCAGTTAGGCGATGAGCTGTCCGATGGGCTGGCGTGCTCTTCGGACCGGGTCCACTGTAAGCAGCTCATTGACGACAAAGTGTTTGAGATCTTGAACGAACTCGCCCGGTACAAGCCTGAAGAATGAAGGCCGAGGATGTAGTTACAGACGTCGCAAAGCTGTGGGCGCCACCGCCGCGCCAGACGGTGTGCGAGTGGGCCCAAGAGAACTTCATCGTCACCACCGGCGCGAACAAAGGACGCTTCCGGCCTGCTCCATATCAGGTCGAGCCGATCAATGCGATCGGCGATCCAACGATCAACGAGATCGTGATCATGTCCGCGACGCAGTTGCTGAAGACGATCACCATTCTGGTCGGCATCAGCTACGTCATCGCCCGCGACCCAGACCCGATTATGGTCGTGATGCCGCGCGACTCGGACGTCGGCAAGTTCTCGAAGTTTCGCCTGGCTCCGATGCTGCGCGAGATGCCCGCGCTGCGTGGCCTGGTCTCGGATCCCAAGTCGCGGAATTCTTCGACGACGATTGACACGAAGGATTTCCCAGGGGGCCCACTGATCATGACCGCCGCGGGCTCGCCGGCCAACCTGGCGGCGTACGCGATCCGGTACCTGTTCTGCGACGAGGTCGACAAGTATCCGAAGTCCTCGGGCGGTGAAGGCAATCCGATCGATGTGGCGAACAAGCGCACGGCGACCTATCGCGGCCGGCGCAAGCGGATCCAGACCTGCTCGCCCACCATCGCGCGCGAGTCGCAAATCGCCGCGGCGTACGCCGAGACGGACCAGCGGAAGTTCTGGGTGCCGTGCCCGGTCTGTGGCAAAGCACAGGTCCTGGTCTGGCGGCAGGTCAAGTTCGGGAAGAAGTCCGACGATCTGAAGAAGCGCGCGGCGACGGCGCTGTACGCGTGTGAGCACTGCGGTGCGCTATGGAACGACGTCCAGCGCTGGGCGGCCGTCGAGCGCGGCGAGTGGCGCGCGGACAAACCCTTCAACGGCGCGGCTGGCTTCTGGATCAGCGAGTTGTACTCGTCCTTCAAGCCCCTCCGGGAACTCGTATTGGACTTCCTGAAGGCGAAAGACAGTCCGGAGCGCCTGAAGGTATTCGTGAACACGAGCTTGGCTGAGGTCTGGGATGTGCCGGGCATGGCGCCGGACTGGAAGCGCCTGTACGACCGTCGGGAGGACTACGCCTACGGCAAGGTGCCGCACGGCGCCTCCTTCCTGACCGCGTTTGTCGATGTCCAGGAGAATCCGCCGCGGCTTGAGGTCGAGGTAAAAGCCTGGGGCAAGAACGTTGGAGAGAACTGGTCGATCTGGTATGAGGTCATTGCGCCAGAACGGCCGGGCCCAGGCGGGCGGCCGGTGCGGTGCACGCCAGCAGATCCGGAGCCGTGGGAACGCCTGGCGGAATTGCTCACCATGGACTGGCCCCACGCGGACGGCGGCACGTTGCCGATCTGGATCTGCGGCGTGGACTCCGGTTACATGGCCGACACGGTTTACTCGTTCTGCCGGCAGTGGGCCCAGCCGGCCTACGGACCGGCCGGCGCGGTTGTGCCATCTTACCGGACCGTCGTGCCGACCAAGGGCGGCCATAACCCGTTCAAGATCATCGAGAACATTTCATCGATCGATCAATCGAAACTCCGCGGCGGGCTGCGGATCGTGACGATCGGGACGCACTGCGTAAAGCAGGTTGTCTACGACTCTCTGGGGAAGGACAAACCGCTCGACGGGCAACCGTTCCCAAATGGTTATTCACATCACCCCAGTGCTTACGACGAGTCGTACTTCCATGGGCTGACTGCCGAGACCCGGATCGTCACTGAGTCAGGCGCGGTTGAGTGGCACGTGACCGGCCGCAACGAGCCATTGGATACCGCGGTGGGCAACCGGGCGATGTACGAGTTGTGCGGCGGCCACCGGTTGAGCGACGCGGCATGGGAAGCGCTCGAGCAGCAGCGGCAGCAGTCGGCCGCTCCCGTGGCAGTCCCGCAGGGGCAAACGACGGTGCGCGTCGTGGACCACAGCGAAGAGAGCCGCATTGTGCGGCCGAGTTGGATGGACTGAGCCATGGCATACACACAACAGGATCTGGAGCGGATCGACAAAGAGATCGGTAGCGGCGCAGCGGAGCAGCAGTACGGCGATAACCGCGTGCGCAAACGATCCCTCGCGGACTTGTTGCGCATTCGCGCGGAGATTCAGGCTGAACTGGCGACGCAGCAGCCGCCGATCCGTCAGGTGCGGTTTGAAACGAGCAAGGGAGTCTAGAGATGGCCGCCAAACAAGCAGAGAAGAAGTCGGCGAGGATGCCGGTGGTGCAGCCGGCGCGCGAGCAGGGTCGGCCGGACCAGCCGGACCACCGGGACCTGCGCGCTCCGATGCCCGAGGTTGGTCCGCGACCGGTCGTGCCGGCGCGCGCGGCGCGCATCACGCCGCAGGTTGCGCTCGAGGCGTTGCTGCTGAGCTGGCTGTGCCTCAGAGACTTTGCGATGTGGCCCTTCGTTCAGGGCGTCGATCCGGAAGCGCCTCTCGCCAGCGTCGACCTGTCCGAGGTTGAAGGCACTGTGCGCCAGATGAACACGATGCGTGACGCGGCGATGCACTTTGCCGTGCAGATCGCCGGCAAGAATGATCCGGCCGCGGTGCTGCGCGACGCCATCGTCAAGGTCCGCAGCGCGCACGCGCCCGTTTTCTCGATGACCGTCGCCAGTATTCCTTCCGCTTTTTAAGCGACGAAGTAGCACACTATGGCCAAAACAGCGCTGTTCACCGACGTCTACCGCTCCGCTGTGAGTGCGCCTGCGCGGAGTGTGCCTACCTTGGCTGCTGAGTATCAGGGTGGTTCCGGTGGTAGCGCACTGCCCTTCTACGACGCCTCCGGATGGGGGCGGCGCACGCACGGTTGGAACCCGGGCAACGCCGGTCCGAACACCATCGGGATGCAGAGCATTGAGACGCTCCGGTCCCGTGCGCGATTCACTGCGCGCAACGACCCCTGGGCCAACAATGGCATCGCCTCCTTCGCCGCGAACGCCATCGGGACTGGCATCAAGCCGCAGTCGATGCACCCTGACAAAGAGGTCAAGGCGAAGATTCCGCAAGCTTGGTTGCGCTGGACTGACCACTGCGACGCGCACAACGCTTGCGACTTCTACGGGCTGCAGACGCTGCTCTGCCGTGAGGTGATCGAGGGCGGCGAGTGCTTTGCGCGCTTGCGCCCGCGCCGCAAGGATAGCGGCCTGCGCGTGCCGCTTCAGATTCAACTCCTCGAATCGGAACTGCTTCCCACCTGGTACAACATCGACCGGCCGAACGGCAACAAGGTGCGCGAGGGCGTCGAGCTGAACAAGGAACTCGCACCGGCCGGTTACTGGTTCTTGAAGCAACACCCGGGCGACACCGTCCTTTGGCCGAACAATGCGGGCCGGCTCCTGCGCGTGGCAAGCCAGAGCGTAGCGCACGTGTTTCAACCGCTGCGCACTGGGCAACTCCGCGGCGTGCCGTGGCTGGCGCCGGTGCTGCTACGCATCTACGAGCTGAATCAGTTCGAAGATGCAGAGCTGGTCAAGCAGAAGGTTGCTGCCATGTTCGTGGCCTTCGTGCATCAGATGACCGGCCAGGGCATGTTCAACGAAGTGCCCGGCACGCCCGGCACAACGCCGATCGTGCCACCTGGTGTGGGCAATGCGGTGATGGAGCCGGGCACGACGCAGTACCTCCGGCTGAACGAGGACGTGACGTTCTCGAAACCGCCAGAGTTCAATTCCCTGCCCGAGTTCATGCGGGTGTACCTGCGCTCGATCGCGGCGGGCCTCGGCGTTACGTACGAGCAACTCACCGGCGATTTGACGGGCGTGAACTATTCGAGCATCCGCGCCGGCCTGATCGAGTTCTGGCGGCGCTGCGAGCAGTTCCAGCACCAGGTCATCATCTTCCGCTTTTGCCGGCCGATCTGGGACGCCTGGATCCGCACAGCGTTGATTTCCGGCGAACTCGATTACTCCGACTATGCCAAGGATCCGCTGGCGTTCACGAGCGTCAAGTGGGTCCCGCCGGTGCGCCAGTGGGTCGATCCGGCCAAAGAGATCGGCGCCACGCTCGACGCCATTCGCGGCGGCCTGGGCTCTCGCGACACGTCTGCCAGCGCCCAAGGCTTCGACGTCGAGGAGATCGACAGCGAGAACGCTCGCGACCAGGAACGTGCTGACAAGCTGGGCCTGGTCTACGACTCCAACGCGCGGGACCGCACTTCGGCTGGCATGCCGACCGGCGAGAGTCCGGCGCGCCCGGGTAGGACGAAGGGTGCGCGTGCCACGACGCCAGAGCAACGGCTCGCCCTCGCCACGCCGACCGGGCTCTACGCGGTGCTGGAGGAGATCGTGAGCTTGGAACTCGACCGGAGGGCAGCGTAGTGGCAGTCGAACATCTCGGTGAAACTCAGTGCGCTGGTCTGACGGGCGTTGCCATGCGCGTCTTCAATCAGCCACTGGCCATCGGCCGCGACAAGTTGGACATCATCGTCCGCAACGTCATCCTGCCGCGTCTCGGCAGCGATGTGGATGCTGCGCTCGTGGTTGATCAAGACAAGAGCGATCGCAAACCCTACTCCGTAACGCCCGAGGGTGTCGCGCTGATCGATGTCAGCGGGACGCTTGTCCGTAAGTCTTTTGGCTTGCGCCCGTGGAGTGGCATGACCAGCTACGAGTGGCTGAGTCGAGAGCTCGTCACCGCACTCGCAGATTCGGACGTTCGCGGGATCCTGCTGTGCTGCGACTCACCAGGCGGAGAGGTCGCTGGTTTGTTCGACGTTGTTGACGAGTTCTACGCGGCGCGCGGTCAGAAGCCGATCCTCGCATCCATCTGCGAGCAGGCTTGCTCGGCGGCCTACGCGATTGCCAGCGCGGCAGACAAGATCTACATCACGCGCACCGGCGCAGCCGGTTCGGTGGGCATCGTGATGTGTCACGCCGACCAGTCCGACTACGACAAGAAGCAGGGCTTCGAGTACGAGTACATGTACTTCGGCGAGCACAAGATCGACGGGAATCCGCACCAGCCGCTGAGCGATAGTGCGCGTGCAGCGGCAATGGCGGAGGGGCAGCGCTGTTACGGAATGCTGGCGCAGACTGTGTCGCGCAACCGCGGGATGACGCTCCAGGCCGTCAAGGAGACAGAGGCCGGCGTGTTCTTCGCCGAGCAAGCGATCAGCGCCGGCCTGGCAGACGAAATGGGAACGACCGACGTAGCTTACGCGGCGCTGGTCGACGAGATCGCCCAGCAAGCAGCCGGGGCGGCGGGGGATTTCAAGGGCGAGAGCCGATTGGCAGCCCCGCTCGCGATGGAACAGTTTTCGGAAGCGGGAGCGTCCGCTCCGAGTTCGACGAAGGGAGACACGATGATCAGACCGAAAGTGGCGGGCGCAACACCATCGCCCGCAGCCGGGAAGACGCACGACGACGACGATCCGAAGGGCGCCAAGCGTGGCAAGGGCGCACCGGCAGCCGACGACGACGATGACGATACCGACGATGACGACGAGATCGATGCCGACGCCGATGACGCGGACGACGATGCCGGCGATGACGACGACACTGCTGCACCTGCCGGTGGTAAGGGCAATGGCAAAGGTAAAGGTAAGCAACGCGGCGGCAAGAAGGGCGGCCACGCCGAGACTTCCGCGCCGGCGCCGGCCGCCGCTGCACCGGAGCACGCCGGCATGGCAATGGCGGCGGAGATCGCGGATCTCTGCATTCTTGCCGGTATGCCCGGCATGACCGCGCAGTTCATCAAGGCCGGCCTGACGCCGCAGCAGGCGCGGGAAAAGCTGCTGGCCGCGCGGGCTGGTGGCGACCCGACCGAGATCGACCAGGCCATCAACGCCAATACCGGCACCCAGATTCACGTTCCGGCAGCGGAGACCGGTGTCGTGAAGAAGTGCAAAGCGATCGCCGCGCGCATGACTGCGCAGAGAGGGAGGGCGTAACAGATGTCCGTTCAGGTTCAATCGTTCAACCAAGGCGACTGGCTCAAGTGGGAACACGTGGATCATCGCTTCAGCCGCGATGAGGTCGTGCTCGCCGCGGGCCAGGCCAACGTCCTGACGGGCACGGTGCTCGGCCAGCAGACGCTGACCGGCAATCTCGTGACCGTCGTTCCCGCCGGCACGAACACTGGCAAAGGCGTTCTGACGATGGATGCGGCCTCGCCTCTCCTGGCCGGCGCCCAGGCTGGCGCCTACGTGGCCAAGTGCACTACAGCCGCGGCGAACGGTGGAACCTTCACCGTGACCGATCCCAAGGGCAATGTCCTCGGGACTGTGGCCGTCGGCGCGACGTTCGCGACGCAGATCAAGTTCGTGATCGCGGACGGCGCTCCGGACTTTATCCTCGGCGATCAGTTCTCGATCGAGGTCGGCCCGATTTCTCCGGCCGTTGTGACCGCGCTGAACTTGGCAGCCTCCGACGGAACGCAGAATGCTGCCGGTGTTTTGCTCTTCACCACGGACGCTACCTCCGGTGCTGTAAAGACCACGATGATCGCTCGCGAGGCGATCCTCTCTTCGTTCGGCCTGACGTGGCCGGCAGGAATCACCCAGGCGCAGCAGGACGCTGCCGTGGCGCAACTCGCCACGAAAGGAATCCAGGTCCGGCAGAGCGCGTAACGCTGCTTAGCCGTGACTCGGAAGGAGACACACACATCATGCCGATGATCAATCCGTTCACTACCGACGGCTTCTCGATGGTTGCGCTCACCGACGCAATCAACGTGATCCCGAACATGTACGGCAAAACCAACGAACTCGGCCTGTTCACGGAAAAGGGCGTGCGTACCCGGACCGTGATCGTCGACGAGAAAAACGGTGTTCTGAACCTGCTGCCCACGCGGCCGGTGGGCGCCCCCGGCTCGGAAGCGATCAAGGGACGCCGCAAAGTGCGCTCGTTCGTGATCCCGCACATCCCGCACGAGGATGCGATCCTGCCCGAAGAGACGCAGGGCCTGCGCGCCTTCGGTTCGGAAAATGAGATGGAGGCACTGGAGACGGTCGTTGCGGATCGCCTGGAAACGGCGCGCCGCAAGCACGACATCACGCTCGAGAATCTGCGCATGGGCGCCCTGCGCGGCCAGATTCTCGACGCTGACAACTCGGTGATCTACGATCTGTTCAGCGAGTTCGGTATCGAGCCTAACGTCGTGGACTTCCAATTCTCGAGCAACACGTTCGATGTCAAGAGCGCCGTGCTCAACGTCAAACGCTACACCGAACTGCATCTGTTGGGCGAAGTGATGCGCGAAGTGCACTGCTTGTGCGCGCCCGACTGGTACGACGCCTTCACGACCCATCCGGACGTGCTCACCGCGTTCCAGTTCTTCCAGCACACCGATCTGCCCAATCAGAATCTGGCCACCGACAACCGCCGCAACTTCCGCTACGCTGGCGTGACGTTCGAGGAATACCTCGGCCACGCGAGTGACGGCGACGGCGTCGACCACGTCTTCGTGCCCGAGGGCACGGCCATCTTCTTCCCGCTGGGGACGATGACCACCTTCCGCACCTGGTTCGCCCCGGCCGACTTCAACGAAACGGTCAACACGATCGGCTTGCCGATCTACGCCAAGCTCGAGCCGCGCAAGTTCAACCGCGGCATGGACCTGCACACACAGTCCAACCCGCTGCCGATGTGCTTGCGTCCCGCTTTGCTCACCAAGGCAACGCGGAGCTGAAGACGATCATAGAGAACCGCAGGAGCTGCGATCGGTCTTGGCGCGACAGGAATCGGTGGACAGGCTGCCGGCTCCCGGTAAGCTACTCTGGCCGCGCCGACCTACATACATCAACGGTTCGGGCGATACACGACAACTTGCCAGCACCGAAGCCCCAACCTCCGATTGGGGCGTAACCCCATCGCAATCGGGCGCGGCCTCAGGGAATTAGCGGTTACAGGCTAGATGGTCACGACGAATTCGGGAGATGGGCGGTGCAATTCGGCAAAGCGACTAGCGGGGCAGCGCGTCGGGCAGGTGCGCCTGGAGAAAGGCGTAGCTCGCTGGGTGATACTGTTTCAGCATCTCGCAGACATCTTCGTCAGCAGTCGCGAGAACTGCATTATTGGTACGGCTGACCGCATCTAGGACGAGCATGTCCAGCATGTCGTTTTTGTCCGGAATCTTCTTGTCCTCTAGCGCCTTGGACAATCGAGAGCACCAGTACCCGATGGTTTCTGCACTCACCCCGAAGGCCGCGAGAATGCCGTGAAGGGAGCTCAGGTATTTCGGGGTCGTGCGCTGGATTTCCTTGGTGCCGATTGCTCTTAGAATGTCCACAGGTTCCTCTGCCTTGGCGATCCGTTGCAGGAGTTGATCGCCTCTGAGCATGGACAGGTCCATGTCCGGTGCCAATTTCACTCCATTGACGGAGCAGTGGAAGCTGACGAGCGATGCGTAGGCAAGAGACGCTACCAGCGTGCAAAAAGCACGTCTAACTTCTACACGCTTACTACCGCCAGCGTAGAAGCTCCGCAAAATGGCGACAAGTTCATCTTCCACATAGTTCAAATTGGCTTCTAGACACGTGGCCATTGCGGCAATAACCTTCTGTTGCTGGGTCGGATCAGTACGCCTCGCCTCGGCGACACCAACTTCGAATGCCAGCACGAGGGAGACGAGTGTGAATCGAAGGAGCTCCGCTTCCGCCTGAACACGGACCTCGATAATCTTCTTGATGTCCGCGTCGACCTCGACCAACGTCTTCGCAGACTGGATTCTCTTCAGCATCGCCACGTCCACACGCAAACCATGAATGGGGGGCGGCCCTTCCACGAGATCGGCGATGTTCAGCAACCTCTGGATCGCCATCAAATCATCGGCGTGCTTTGTAATCCATTCCACGACAGTGACGCTCGTAATCGCGACGCGATGCGTTGCGAAGAACTTCTGAATCGCGGGTAAGCGCAATCGGCTGTGCGTTGACTCGCCGAGGAGGTAATAGACGAGGTTTGAGTCTGAAAGTACTGTGGGCGATGTGGGCGTAGAAGTCATCAAGTTAGCCAAGCTCTCCAAAACTGCCCGAAAACCGTAGGGTAGCTCCAATCGAGAAGCTGTTCACGACGGGCGCTGGGGTGGGCTTCGATTTCCAGACCGGCGGCCACTGGAAGTGAACCACCCGGACGGGTAGTCGCCGTGCCGCGCTTGTGCCGCAAGCGGCGCCCAAATCTAACGGAGCCGGAGCACGTTTCCCGCGCTCCCATGGCGGGCTGAAGCCCACTCCCACGTATTGCAATGAGCTGGCAAGACCAAGTTGACGACATGCTGGAGACGCTGCTTGATCCGGACACCGGATTCGGCGCGTCCTACGTTTACACCTTCCGCGATGGCGGGACGATCACTCTGTCCGGCTACTTCAATGCTGCTTATCAGAACGTCAAGCTCGACAGCTACGGCAGCACGATCACCACGGTGCACCCGGCGCTGGGCGTCCGGCTGGCGGACTTCGCAGGCACGGCGGGCCCGGTGCAGGATGACACAGTGGCAGTGAACGGCGTCGATTACGCGATCTGGGACGTGCAGCCGGACAAGCAGGGCGACCTACTCAACAAGAGTGGCGGCGCACTCCTGCTTTTGAAGAAACTCTGATGCCTTCCGATCATCCCCGGTCCCTGATTCGGGACTACATCGCCAAGGGGCTGGTGAGCGCAGCGACCCTGGCTGGCGCGAATGTTTTTGCCGATCGCATTGAGCCGGTCGGCGACAACTGGTCGCCAGCGATTTTCGTGCACACGCCCCGGGAAAACGTCGATCCGAAAGACTCGTGGGTATCAAATGATCCCGACAGCCCGGGCCGGCTGACGCGCGAGCTGACGCTCGCTATCGCGGGTCTTATGGATATGCCGCGCTCGGGAGTGCCGATCGACCGGCAACTCGACCAGCTCGCTTACCAGATCGAAGCCTTTATGGATTCCGATCCGACGCTGGGCGGCATGGCTTCGAAGTCGCTGCTGCAAAGCAGCACGGTTACTCTGCAGCCCGGTGGTGTTGACTCTGTGGCAATGGTGCAACTCGTCTACAATGTCACCTACTACACGGCTACCATCACGGCTCAGCCGACACCGGATGTGCCGGTGACCGAGGTCTTTGTCGGTGTTGCGCCGGATATCGGGCCCGACCACGTAGCAGACTACGTTGAGGTCGTTGGCCCATGATCGACCTGCTGCTGCAGCGCGGCGCCAGCACCGGCAACCTGTCGGATCCGGACACAGCGATGCTGCGCGCTCAGGTGTCGAACCTGATCCACCGCGGCCTGGTTGTGTCTGTGGACCTGACGCGCGCGCTCGCGACCGTCCAGGTGGGCGAGGTGCAGACCGCGGCGCTGCCGTGGCTCACGGCGCGCGCCGGCGGCGACATTACCTGGTGGGCTCCCGAGGTCGGCGAGCACGTTGCAGTCCTCTGTCCGAGTGGCAGCTTGTCGCAGGGCCTCATTATTGGTTCGCTCTACTCCGGCGCGAAGCCGGCGCCGGGGAGCAGCGCGGATCAGAGCATTACGAAATATTCCGACGGCACGACGATCACCTATGACCGGGCAGCCCACAAGCTCACGGTGCAGGCGGTGGGCGACGTCGTGGTTGAAGCAACGGGCGATGCGACGGTGTCGGCCAAGAACATCTCCGCAACAGCACAGACGAATGCCGAGCTGACCGCGCAGACGGTGACGCTGGCGGCCTCTGGTGGCCTGACCATTAACGGCGACGTGGCGCTCAACGGCAAGCTCACGACGGACCTGAAGGTCGCAGGCAATGTGAAGGCGACCGGACAGGTCATCCAGGCAGTTCCCTCGAGCGAGCTATGACAGGCATGAATGCGTCGGACGGCGCTGAATTGAGTGGCTTCGACCACCTGAAGCAGAGCATCGAGGACATTCTCACCACGCCGAAGGGCTCGCGCGTGATGTTGCGCGACTACGGCTCGGACCTGTTCTCGCTGATCGACCAGCCGCTCACTCGCGAAACGGAGATGGCGATCATTGCGGCCACCATCGGCGCGCTGACGACGTGGGAGCCGCGGCTTCAGGTCGACAGCGTCCAGGTCGCGGGCGACGCCGCCAGTGGTCAGATCGCGATCTCCTTGCAGGGCACATACCTGCCGGATGGTCAACCGATTTCGATTTCCGGGCTGAAACTTCAATGAGCCGCTTCAATCTCATCGATTTGTCGACGCTCGCGCCGCCCGGGGTGGTCGAGACGCTCGACTACCAGTCGATCAAACTCGCCATCCTCGAGGACCTGGTCGCACGGGATCCGTCCTTCACCGCGCTGCTTGAGTCGGATCCCGCGATCCGATTGGTCGAAGCATTCGCATATCGGGAAATGGTCCTGCGCCAGCGCATCAACGACGCCGCGCAGTCGAACCTGCTCGCCACGGCGACGGGCGCCGACCTCGATCATCTCGCGGCGTTCTACGGGGTCGAGCGCGCCACGTCGCTCGACGCCAGCGGGAACACGCTCACGGAGACGGACGACCGGTTGCGGCTGCGCGTGCAGCTCGCGCCGGCGGCGCTCTCCTGCGCCGGTCCGGCCAATGCCTACCTGTACTTCGCCTTTTCCGCCGACATGCGCGTCGCCGATGCAAGCGCAGTGTCGCCGGCGCCGGGCCAGGTGGTCGTCTCAATCTATTCGACCGACAATGCCGGCGCGCCGAGTGCCGATCTGCTGGCGACGGTCTCCGCCGCGCTGAACGCCGATGACGTGCGTCCGCTGACCGACGTGGTGACGGTGCAGCCTGCGGTCATCAACCATTACACGGTCGCCGCGACGGTGACGCTCTACCCGGGGCCCGACGCGACGGTCGTGCAAACCGCCATCGTGAACGCGCTGACCAATTACACGCTGGGCGTGCAGAAGCTGGGCTACGGCGTGACCCTCACCGGCCTCTATGGCGCGATCGCCCAGGCCGGAGTGCAGGACGCCGTGATCCAGGCGCCGGCCGCGGAACTTGCCGGCGATCCGTACCGCATCAACGTTTGTGATTCCGTGACTGTCACGATCGCCTCCGCCAGAACCGAATGAGCACCAGCCTGATCGGAGCCTTCGGCTACGACCCGTTTGGGACGCAGCCTCTTGCGAGCACCACCGCGCCCGACGAAGCGCTGCTGCCGACCGTGCTGCCGCGGAACGCGACGCCCGTCGAGCGAATGCTCGAGACCTCCACGTGGCGGCTGTATGGCGAGGGGCCGGTCGGCATTCGCGCGCTGTGTAACCCGCAGAAGGTCCCGGCCGCAATGTTGCCGTGGCTTGCCTGGGCGCTGAATGTGGACGCCTGGGACACCGCCTGGGACGAGGCGAAGAAGCGGTCCGTCATTGGCCTGGCGCTTGCGACTCACGCGGCAGACGGCACGTTGCAGGCGGTCAGGACCATCACCGAGCTTTGCGGCGGCGCTGTCACAAACGTCATCCGACCACCCTGCCAGCTCTACTATGGCGCGGCTCCGACCGAGGCTCAGAAGGACGCGGCTCTGGCTGTTTTCCCGCAGTTGATCCTGCGAACGAGCAATGATCCGTTTGTAGCGCCCGATGGCGCGGCGTTCGGCGGCCGGTTTCCAGGGCTGTGTTACGGCATCGATCTTGGCGCCGCTGAGCGCGTGCTGCCGCGCGCATTCATTGAGGACAAGGGTTCGACGACGGAATGCGCGGTGGCGCAGACTGTGGCGGCGGACGGCCAGAAGTACCTCGAAATCCGCGTGCCGCTCACGAACAGCTACGGGACGTACGACGGCGGTTTCCCGCAGTTCGGTCCAGTCGTCGATGCGCCGGTTTACATCCTGGCGACGACCCAGGCGTATGCCGGGCCGGGGCTGGGCGCCAACTACAAGCTCGTCACCGCGGGCATCGAGCCGACGCAGGTGTTTCCGGACTGGATCTCGGAGAGTTATTCCGCCCAGGGCATTTTCCCGGTCCGCAATTTCGCGAGCAGCGGCTTGTTTTGGCAGCCTTCGACCGCGGCGGATCACGTGCACGCGCGGCTGTACCTGTTCGACCAGAGCCGCACGCTGGAGGCAACGGGCAAAAGTTACTTCCTCGACGCCGTGCACACCGGCGTGCAGCCTTACACCGCGCAAATTCGCGCCTGGTTTCCGCTGCAACGCTCGCCATTCATGGCGCGCTATTACGGGCACGGCTTCTTTGTCGGAGAGAACTACGAATGGCTAACCCGCTATCTGGCGAGCTTGGCCCGCTGCACGGCGCTGCGTGACACCGTCCTGGTCGACACGCAGAACTACGCGGTCGTGGTGTGCGGCGCCCGGACACAGTGTGGTTCGGAAACGATTTGCGGCGCCATGGCGCTGCGCCAGTAGGGAGAGATTCGATGGAACAGCAATTCAACTTTCAGCAAAACATGGATTTCCAGGTGCAGGACTTCATTGACCTGCAGCAATGGACCTCCGACGCCATCGACCATGTCGCGCTCGACGCGCTGGCGCCGGGCGGCATGTTCTACACCGGACTGGCGGCGACCCAGAACGGCCAGACGCAGGTCAACGTCGCGGCCGGCCGCTTGTACTCCCAGGGCACAAACCCCTCGGGCAGCGCGGGTCTGTGGGTTTACCAGTACCCCACGGCGACCACCAATTCACTGCAGTCGATGCTGCCATTGAGCAATCCGAAACTGGTCGCGCTGATCGCCTGGGGCACAGTCAATTCGAACGCTGACGTTGCGCCGCGCTCGTTTCTGCTGAATGCGCAAACCGGCCAGGCAGAAACGCAGTCCACCCCGCTCCAAACGACGCGCGTCTGCAATCTGGAGTTTGTCGCCGGCGTGGAATCGCCCGTGCCCCAGTTGCCCACCATTCCGGCCAATGCGCTGCTGATCGCCACCATCACGCTCTCGCCCACGGGCATCACGTCGGTGGCGATGCAGGCGGGCAACGTGCTGCCGAACCTCGCCGCTCACGAGACGCGCGTCACGGCGCTGGAGAGCACCAGCTCGCAGGTGCAACTGCAGACGGCGTCGCTCGGCACGGACTTGAGCGCGCTCGCCACCAAGACCAACGCGCTCGCGCCGATGAGCCTCGTCACGCAGATGGCGGCGGATCTCGCGAAAGCCAAACTGATGCTGCACCTGCCGTCGTCTTATTCGTCGTATGAGACCGATCACTTCGGCGACGCGACGCTGAGCAATCCGGCCGCCAACAACTACGCCGCGAAGCTCAACAACGGGCTGCTGTTCCCGGATGCGGCCACTGGCACCTTCCCCCTCGATCTGTTCAACCCGATCGATGCGAGCGTTCTGAAGAGCACGCGTGGCTTGATTCTGCCGGCCTATACGAGCGTGCCGCGCATCCAGACGAAGGGCTATTCCGGCGATCTGTCTCTGTCTCAATATCAGGTGCAGACGCAAACCCTGGCGCCGTACCAGGAGACCGTCTGGCAGTATCGCTACGGCTGGAACTGGAACTATTACAACGCCTGGTACCAGGGCCAGTTCTGGCGCTATTACAACCAGTACTACGCTTACGATCTGCTGGGCGGTTACTGGTATGCCTACACGCAGACCGGCTACACCGTCCAGACCAGCACGACATCGATCAACGGCGCCATGGTCGCGCAGACCTTCCTTGCCTCCAACGCCATGTGGCTCACCGGCGTTGATCTCTACCTCACCTCCGTCGGCGCCTCCGGCGACATCACGCTCGCCATTGCGAAGACCGTAGCGGGCCAGCCGGATCTCAGCAACACGATCTCGATCGTTAACGTCCCGGTGGCAACGCTGGTGACCTACCCCACGGCGACGCACATCCCGATTCCTCCGGTGCTGCTCGAGGCCGGCACGCGCTACGCGCTGGTGCTGATCACGCAGGGCAATCACCGTGTGGCGGTGGTGAGCGGAAACAACTTCACCAACGGCACGATCTTCTACTCGACCGATGGCGCGTACTTCACCGGCGACCTGACCAAGGACCTGATGTTCACGCTGTACGGCGCGCAGTTCGCGAGCGCGCTTACGCAGGTGCAGCTCCAGCCCGTGTCGCTCGCCGGCGGCCTGACTGATCTGGCGGTCAACGTCGCGCAGGTCGTTCCGCAGGGCGCGACACTACAATTCCAATTCCAGGTCAACGGTACCTGGTACAACCTCGGCGACGCCACTGCGCCGCTCGACGCCGCGCCGCAGCTCGTGCCCTTGCGGGCTGTTTTCCTGGGCACGTCCGACATTGCGCCGGCAGTGATCGCCAACACCACGGGCGTTGTGGCTTCGCGGCCGGCGACGTCGTTCAACCACACGAGCGAGGTCCGGAGCCTTTCCTCTCCGAGTAAGAACATTCAGGTGCAGGTGGTCGCGGTGAACTACAACGCGGCCGTGCACACGCTCGCCTGCTCGATCACCAGCGGTGGCGCGACGACGACGCCGTCGCTGACCAGCTCACAACTGGAGCCCGACGGCGTGGGTTTGCGTTTCACCTTCACGTTCAGCCTGGCGGCGGACATCAGCACCTACGCCATCAACCTGCAGGGCGCGCGGCAGGCTGCGGCGGCGCCTTTCCAGATCGTCGAGCGCACGGACGTCGCGCAATAAGGGAGTCTCACATGAACAGCAACACTGATCGGAAAGCCACACCGGTGGCGCCCGCAGCTCCGACCGCTCCGGCAACTTCGAACACGCCGGCGTTGCCCGACAGCATTGATCCGGGCGCCCAGTACGTGGTGCATCTCACCGCGCCTGTGGATGTGCTCGGGCAACGCCTCTACCCGGGGCGCAAATACCGCCTCCGCGGAGACGTCCTGACTTCGATCAAGGCGAGCGTGAAGGATGCCACTGAACTTCGCTAGTTACCGCTTCACGGACGGTCTGACTCCTCTGAGCGCGGGGACCTTCAACCCGCGCTTCCAGGATCTGGACACCCGCATTGCGAACCTCGAGGCGCTCAAGGTTTCGTGGGAGACCGCGATCCAGGCGGTGTCCGATTTCGGCATCGAGCGCATCGATGCGATTCTCGGCGCGACGCTCGCCTCGCTCGGCGACAACGAGACCAGCGCCGCCGCGGCGGTCGCCAACATCAATGCGCAGCACCAGGCGGCCGTGGCCGCCGTTCAGACGCTTCAGGCTTGGATTGCCGCGTCCGAGGCAGCGATTGGCAAGTGCCCGGCGCCTCCGGTCGGCGCCGCGCTGCTCGCGGGCGACGGCAATGGCGGATTCGCCAACGTCACCCTGGGGCCTGGCCTCTCGTATGCCAACAACATCCTCAGTGGGACCCCGCCGATCGCGTGGTCCCGCCAGACCACATCCTTTGCGGCGGCAATCGGGTCTGGATATTACGTCCCGGTGGCCGGCGTCAACGCGGCGCTGCCGCGCGGCGCCGCAGACGGGCAGTCCGTTGCGTTCATCTCCGGGCTGCCCGCCGACAACACGTTCACCATCACGCCGGCGGCCGGGCAAACCATCATGGGCGATGCGGGCGCACTGACCGTCGACAGCGCTTATGCCGCGATGTCGTTGATCTTCTTCGCCGCGGTCTCCGATTGGAGAGTCTTCTAACCACTTCGGGCCGGCTCCGCTCCGGCGCAGTTCGCAACAAGGGAGTAATCGCACATGCCAGGAAATCAGTTTCTTCACGGCGCCGAGGTCCTTCAGATCGACACCGGCAGCCGGCCGGTCACGACTCCGTCTTCGGCCGTCATCGGGCTCGTCGGCTCCGCGCCATTTGGTCCGTTGAACACGCCGACGCTCATCAGCGGTAGTCCGTCGCTCGCCAGCGCCACGTTCGGTCCCGCTGGCTACGGCTTCTCGATCCCCGACGCGCTCGTCGCCATCTTCAAACAGTGCGGCGCTCAGGTCGTCGTCGTTAACGTCGCCGATCCGGCGGACAACACGCTGCAGACGAGCGTTGCCGCCGCTCCGCTGACCTTCAATTCGCTGGGCCAGATTCAGCTGCCGAACATCGCGGTGTCGAACGTCGCGCTGACGGGTCCTGTCACTGCGCCGATGACATTTCAGGGCGCTGCGCTGCCCCTGCCCGCGGGCGCCACCGCTCCGGTCGTGAAGTCCTCCGATGGAACGAAAACCTACGCGCTGACCACGGACTACACCTTCGCCGGCGGCGCGATCACGCAGGTCGAGGGCGGCGGCCTGGCGGCGAACGAGGCGGTGCTCGTCACCTACACGATGGCGGGCCTTACGGCCGGAACCGACTTCACCGTCGATGCGCAGACCGGGCTGCTCACCTTCGTCGCGGGCGGCAAGATCGCCGCCAACTCGACGCTCAATGTGGCGTACAGCTACCTCGATCCGACCAAGGTTACGCAGGCGGCGGTGGTGGGCGGCGCCAGTTCAACCACGGGCGCCTACACAGGCGTCGAGGCGCTGCTGGCCGCGGCCAGCGTCGCCGGCGTCACGCCGCGCATCCTGTGCGCGCCGGGCTTCACCGGCGTCAAGGCCGGCGCCACTGCCAACGCGGTCATCGCGGCTCTTTCGACGGTTGCAGACAAACTCCGTTCGATCGTTGTCGCGGACGGGCCCAGCGCCGCCAACGGGCCGCTGACCACCAACGCCGCGGCGATCAGCTTCCGCGCCGACTGGAGCTCCAAGCGTATCTTCCTGGTCGACCCGGGCGTGATCCGCTTGAACCCCGCGACCGGCGCCAACGACACGCAGCCAGCCTCAGCCTACGTCGCGGGCGTCATTGCGAACCAGGACGCCACCAACGGTTTCTGGTTCAGTCCTTCGAACCAAGTTCTTAACGGTGTGCTCGGCGCCAACCGCCCGATCGACTTCGCAATGGGTGACTACGCGAGCGGGGCGAACCTGCTCAACCAGAACGCCATTGCGACGGTCGTTTACCAGCAGGGCTATCGCCTGTGGGGCAATCGCACCTGCTCGACCGATCCGACCTGGGCGTTCCTGTCAGTCGTGCGCACGGCCGACATGATCAACGACGCGATCCTGCAGAGCTTCCTCTGGGCTGTCGATCGCAACATCACTAAGACGTTCCTCACGGACGTCGTCGAGAGCGTCAACGCCTACCTGCGCTCGCTGAAGGCCCAGGGCGCCATCATCGACGGCAAGGCCTGGGCCGATCCGGATCTCAACACCGCCGCGGTCATCGCCGCGGGCCAGATTTACATCGACTTCGATTTTGCTCCGCCGTGCCCGGCCGAGCACATCACCTTCCGCTCGTTCATCAACGACAACTACCTGACGGAGGTCCTCAGCTAACATGTACCCGCAACTGCTTACGAACTTCGTGGCCTTTGCCGATGGCAAGGGTTACATGGGGCGAGTGCCCGAACTGACGTTGCCAAAAATGACGTCCAAGATGCTGGAGTATCTCGCCGGCGGCATGAGCGCGGCTGTGGAGATCGACACCGGCGTCAACGAGAAGATGGAGACGACCTTCACCCTCGCGGAGTACAACGCGGCGGTGCTGTCGCTGTGGGGCATCCTGGCGGGAGCCGACACGCAATTTACTTTCCGGGGCTCGGTCCAGGCGCAGGGCGCCGATGCGCAGGCAGTCGTAGCGACGGTCGCTGGCCGGACCAAGGAACTCGATCCCGGAACGTGGAAGCCCAACGAGCAGATCGCACTGAAAGTGGCGGTTGCAACCACGTATTTCAAATTGAACGTCGCGGGCGTGGACGTGCTGGAGCTCGACCCCGTCAACATGGTCCGCATCGTCGGGGGCGTCGATCAGCTCGCGAGCCAGCGCGCCGCGCTGGGCATCTAGGGTTTTCTGCAACCATAGCAGGCCCGGCCGGGCGGGATTCCCGGAACGAACGTCAAAGCACCTTGAAGATGGGGCGGCCTGCAGCGCAGCGCCGCCCCGCTTTTTAACGAAATTCCATGCAGCAAACCGAAAACAACACAATCAAACTCGAGTACCCGATTACCGCTGGCGCGCAACTCATTCAGGAGATCACCTTGCGCCGGCCAAAGGTCAAGGACACCCTCGCCGTCCAGAAGGCGGGCGGTAGCCAAGCCGAACAGGAGATCCGGCTGGTAGCGAACCTCGCAACGCTGACGCCATCTGACATCGAAGAATTGGACGCGGCCGATTACGCCCACGTGCAGGCGGTCCTGACGAGTTTTTTCTCCCCGGCGCAGCGCAGCTCCGCCAGGACGTAATCGTACTCGCTCATCTGACCGGCTGGTCGCTCGCTGAACTTCTCAATCTCACGATCGATGATTTCCGCGACTGGTCCGAGGCCGCGGAACCGGTCTACAAATCGCTGCTTTCCCAAGTCTGATGCCTACTCCCAACGCTAGTGTCGTCGTCAAGATCGGCGCGCTGATGGATTCGACCGTCGGCTCCGTCTTCGGCAAGACCACCGCGGGTCTCAAGAAGATCGGCGACACGATGAAAGACCTGGCCGCGCGCTCGCAGGAGCTGAAGCGGCTGGACGCGGCGAGCGTGCGTCTCGGGGAGTCTGTGGAAGCGCTGACTGCGCGCTACGAGAAGCAGAGCGCGACGCTCGCCAAGGCCGAGGCGTCCTTCGCGAAGGTCAAAGAGAAGATCGCCGAGGCTGGCGGCGCCGATGAGAAGCTGGAGGCGCAACTGGCGCGCGCGGACGAGGCGGTCCTGCGCGCCCGGACGAACCTGGATCGCACAAACGTCAGCCTGGCCAAGGCTAAGACGGACTATGCGGAGGTCTCCGCGGCGGCGGAAAAGTTTCGGGCGGCCAATCGGGATGTCGAGTCCTCCCTGAACCAGTTGGGCGCGGCCTTGAAGCGCTATGAGGGCGCGAGCGCCGCGTTCAAGAAGAACCAGGCCAGCCGCGCGCAATGGCGCGCCGCCATGGTGGAGGTCGGCGTCCTGGGCGCGGCGGTGAAGCGGGTCTTCGACAAGGCGAGCGCGTCGGAGGACGCCAAGATCCGCCTGGGCTTCGTGCTGCGCGGCGACAAGAAGCAGATCGGCGACGTCATCCGCGCAACCCGCGCTTTCGTCCACAACAGTTCTGCCACGATGCCCGAAATGCTTGTCATCCAGGGCGCGCTCAACCGGGAAGGCCTCGCGGCGGACGAGGCGTTGATCGCTGCGAAGACCGTGCACGCGGTTTCAACGGTCACGCAGCAGGACGCGGCGGAGACGGCCAAAGCCATCGCGAGCATTTACAACACTGCCGGTCTGCAGATGGTGGGACCGACACAGGAGAAGCTCTCGCGCATTGGCGACCTGGCTGCGGCCATGCAGCAGAACTTCGCCATTGAGGACATTGGCGGCCTGGGTGCTGGTCTCGCGAAGGCGTTGCCGCAGGCCACGATGGCGCGGGTCAGCTTCGAGCAGACGGGCGCCGCGATCGGCGCGCTCACGCGCTACGGCATGGATGCTGGCGGCGCTGGACAGCAGATGAGCGCGGTGCTCCGCAATCTGACCAAGGCCTCCCAAGCGCTGGGCTTCCAACTGGTTCACGACGCCAAAGGCAACCTCGATTTCGAACTCACCATTCTTTCCATGAGCGCTCGTTTGAGCCGGATGGGCGGTCTCGCGCGCAACCGGGATGCGCTGACTAAGGCGTTCACGCGGCGGGGCGCTGACGCGGCATTCTATCTGTCCCGCGCCGCGGCCGCCGGGGAGTTGCTGCAGGCGCAGGAGTCGCTGGCCGACAGCACGGGCCGCGTTCAGCAGGAATACGAGAAGCTGGAGAACTCTCCCAAAGAGCGCTGGGAACGCGCCGTCAAGAACATTGGGATGATTCTCACACCCATCGGCCTGGCGATGATGCCGGCGGCGACGAAGGCGCTCGAAACAGTCGAGGGTGTTTGCACGAAGCTCGGCTCGTTCTTTGACGAGCATCCCACTGCAGCGAAGTGGATCGGTGGCGTGACCGTGGCCGCACTGGGCCTTGGCGGCGCCATCACCGTCATCGGCTATGCCATGGCGACGATTCTGACCCCGTTCCTGAAGCTGAAGGAACTAACGCTGCTGTGGAGGCTGCGCAGTTTGGAGACAACCATTCAGCTCGGCGCGCAGACCGTTGCAATCGGGGAGTCCGCAGTGGCCACCGAAGGTCTGGCAGTGGCGGAAGGCGAGGAAGCGACGGCCGGCACGGCGTCGAAAGCGGGCCTCTTAACGCGCATCCCGCTCCTCGGCCGGCTGGCGAGCGCGCTCGGGCTGGTGCGCGACGCTGAGGTCGAGGTGGCCACGGCGGCCGCCACGGCAGAGACGGCACAGGCCGGCTTTATGGCGACACTTGCGCCTCTATTGGGGATCGGGCTCCTCGGCGCCGCGACGGGCGGCACGATCGCTTATCACCAGATGAAAGAGAACCAGGCTGCGACCGATGAGCGGTTCAAGCGCTGGTCCGGCACGCACATTGTCCTGAACCATGGCGCGCCGTCTCCCGGCGCAGCGCTCGAAGGAGCGCAACTCCCGGGCGGCCATGCTGTCCCGACCGCTCCTGTGGCGCCGCTCCGCACCGGGCTTGAAGGCCTGATCGACATCCAGCAGCCGAAGAAAATGGGCCAGGGTGGTATTGCCACAAAGCCGACATTCGTTGAGGTCGGCGAGGCCGGTGAGGAGGGGATTATCCCGCTTCCGCGTGGCTTCCGGCAGGGCATGGGAAACACCACGATCACGATTCATATGCCCATCACCATTCACGACGCCACGGATCCGCGCGCCGTCGCTCTGCAGGTTCAATCAACGCTCGAACGGGCCGTGCGCGATGCGGAAGCGCGCCGGCGCGGAGGTTTACACGACTGATGGCCACGGACGTCATGATGCAACTTGGGAACTTCCAGTTCTCAATCAGCACTGCGGCCTACCAGGACCTGCACCGGACCGTGGAGTACCGCTGGGTCGAGATGCAGCGCATCGCCCATCGGCCATCGCTCCAGTTTGTGGGCGTCGGCAAAGATGAGATTGAGCTGCGCGGCGTGATCCTGCCCACGTTCAAAGGCGGAATCCACCAGGTGGATATCCTGCGCACGTACGCGCAGAAGGGCAGACCGCAGACGCTCGCCACCGGCCGCGGCGAAAACTGGGGCCCATGGTGCGTGCGTTCGATCACGGACGAGCAGTCCACGATGACGCTCAAGGGCACACCGCTCAAGATCGAATTCACCGTGCACCTGAGCTACTACGGACCGGACGATGACAGTCTGGGATCGAAGGGCTACGTCTCTTCCACCTGGGCGAACCTGCTGGGCAAACAGGGCGCGACGCTGATCACGCCGCCGGCGACTGACGTTGTGCTGCCAAGCACTCTTCCGCCGGTCAGCACTTCGCAACTCGCCTCCATCGCGCCAGCGCTCACCGCGGCCAAGATCCCGCCGCAGCAGGCTGCTTCCACGTTGACCCAAGCAGTGCAGGCCGTGCGGGCTGTCACCGCGGACGGGACGAAAGCGACAGCGATCCTGGCGCAGGCATCGCTTTCCGTTTCGTCTGTCCGGCGCGGGATCGTGACTGATCCCGTGGGCGCCATCACCGCTCTTGCGACAAGCGCGCTCGGCCAGGCCGGGCTCACTGCGCTCTTCGGCCCGACGCTGGCCGGTCAGGTCATGCAGATCGGCGCGGCCGTCTCGCTTTCGAAGCAAACGACGCAGACGGTCGGCAACCTCCTGGCCACGACCGCGAGGACGGTTCACTAATGCCAACGCAATATGTAACGAAGCAGCCGGACATGGTGGACGATATCGCCTTTCAGGTCTACGGCAAATGCGCCGGCGCCACGGAGGCGATCTACGCGGCGAATCCGGGCCTCGCGGACTACGGACCGTTCCTCCCGCCGGGCGTGACCATCACGTTGCCGGATCTCTCGAGTGATGCTCCGCAACTCCAGACCGTAAAACTCTGGGACTGACGTGACGCCCCAATTTCAGATCACCGCGAACGGCGCCGATTTCACCACCGCGATCGCGCAGCGCTTGTTGCGCCTGCAGATCACAGACGAGATCGGTGTTACCTCCGACCAGGTGCAGCTCGACCTCGACGACAGGGACGCGGCGATTACGCTGCCTTCTTTCGGTGCGACGCTCGAGCTGTCGCTCGGCTACGCCGAGTCGGGCCTCGCTGCAATGGGCCGGTGGGTGGTAGACGAGATGGAAGTCGAGGGTCCGGACCGGCGCCTTATCCTGCGGGCCCGCAGCGCGAACACTCCGGCCGCGGCGCCCAAAACAAGCTCGACCTCGATCTCCGGACTCCAGGCGCGCACCAATGACACGTACTCCGGCCTGACTGTCGCCGGCATCGTCGCCAGGATCGCGGCGCGTAATCACCTTGGCGCGGCGGTGGACCCGGCGATCGGCAGCATGGCGATTCCGCACCGCGCGCAGACCGGCGAGAGCGATAACCAGTACCTCTCTGTGCTGCTCCTGCATCTGGATGCGGGCTGGAAGATCCAGGGTGGCAAGATCATTGTCTTCAGGAACGGCGCCGGCGTCGCGCCGACCTCGACCGGCGCCAGCAAGGTGATTCCTGCGATCACGCTGACGCCCTCGGAGTGCCTGCACTGGGCTGCGACACTGACCCGGCGCAGCTCACACAAGCGCGCCCGCGCACGCTATCACGACTCGCAGTCCGGTCGGGACACCTACGTCGAGGCGGTCTCGGCGGACGCGGACGAGGAAGACGCGGTCGACACGGATCCGGCCGAGTATCCGAACGACAGCGAGGCGCTGGCGGCGGCCACGGCGCGCGTGCAGCGGCTGGATCGCGATTCGGAGCTGCTGCGCCTGGCACTGCAGGGCAACCCGGTGATCTGCTCTCAGAGTCCGTTGCTGCTCTCTGGCTTCCGTGCGGAAATCGATCACCCGTGGATCGTGTTCCGCGCAATGCACACGCTCGACCAGTTCGGCTACACCACCGAGATCGAGGCGCAGAAGACCCTCAACCAGGCGTCGTCCTACCACCAGCCGAAGGGCCTGACGGTAAAGAGACCGAAATAGGAGAACATCATGAACGCATCTGGGAACTGCTTTCGGCTCATCGAGAGCGCGGAGAACTGTGAGCTGAAAGCCTATCCGTGCCCGTCTGGCATTCCGACCATCGGCTATGGCCACACCGCCGGCGTCCGGCTCGGCATGACCTGCACGCAGGCACAGGCATCTGAATGGCTCTGTGAGGATGTGCGCTACGTCGAGGGCTTGATCCACGAGCACGTTACTGCGCCGCTCAACCAGAATCAGTTCGACGCGCTCTGCTCGCTGATCTTCAACGTCGGGCCCGGCGCCAAGGGCGGGAAGGACGGCATCATTCTCCTCGCGAGTGGCCAGCCCTCGACCTTGCTCCGGAAGCTCAACGCAGGGGATTACGCCGGCGCGGCCGACGAGTTTCCCAAGTGGTGCCACTGCGCCGGCGGCACGCTGCTCCAAGGCCTGGTCACGCGCCGGGCGCGCGAGCGCGCGCTGTTCCTCGGCGACTCCGAGTTTATGAGGGCCGCTTAAGAGTTGGTCAGGCGGCGTCGTCAAGCGAAACGAGGAGCCGCTTGCCCAAGAGACGAAGAGCATCTTGGATTCTCGTGACCTTGGTTTGATGCCGCGGACTCAACATCCGGCGAACTTCCTTTTCGTCACAGTCCATGAGACTTGCGAGCTTGACGTTGGAGATTGTGGCGTCGCGCATGGCCAGATACAACGATGCTTTGGCAGCCATCAGCGGGGGCAAGGCAATCAACCGCTCGCCCCTTCGCAGTTGTGATGCAGCCGGAATGGCATCCCCGCGCGAAATACAGCCGGCGATGGCTTCGTCGAGGCAGTCCTGAGCGTTGGTGATGGATTCTTCCAGGTTGTCGCCCTGCGTTACGGCGCCGCGTACATCCCGGAATGTCACCACGTACCCGCCGTCGTTTGCGTCGTGGGTGAATCGAGCTGGATAGGTGAAGTTTCTCATGTCGCGCCCCTATTGGAGATCGGCCCTTGTGAGCCCCAGGTCTTTGAGCATTGCATGCAGCGTTCCGGCTTTCAGGTCGTGCTGTTCGTACTGCAGCGTGGTGAAGCGGGAGCCGTAGTAAATCGTCTTGTGACTGCCCTTGCCGCGTTCTGCGACCACGTGAACCGTGACGCCGCGCCGCTTTCCGAGCGCTTCAACCAACCGCCGGAATTCGCTGCCTTTCATATCTTTAGTATCGGACATTCATGACCGAGGTCCAAGCATAAAATGCACAAAACGCTAAGAACTCTTGGGCACTGGTTGTGCCGCCCGGCCGGGGTATGGGTGCTGCTCGTGGCGCTTCCGTTGTGCGGCTGCCTTTGCGAATTGTGGGTGATGATGCACCGTGCACAACCATCCGTGGCGCTCGTTGAAACCGCCATCGGCTGGTGGTTCGACTGTAGGGCGCATCACGCTTGTCTCACGTCCGACGTGCTTGGCGCCTTTGGTTCGATCAACAAAGCAGCCGGTCAGAGCGAGATCGCGAGCAAAAAGACCACTGAGATGATCGACGATGTCCGTCCGCGCGTCGTGCTGATCCTGGATCACACGGCCGACGATCTGAACAAGGCCGGCGCACTCCTCGATTCTGCGAGAAGTCTTGTCGATGGGATGTCAAAGGACGCTCACGCGTTGTTGGTTACAGCGAATGGTGCGGCGGGTAACGCGGGAGACGCGGTGAAGCGGCTCGCGGTTCTGATCGATCGGATTGACGCCTTAACGCTGCAGTTACAGGGCGAGCTCAAAGAAGGATCACAGAAGGCGGCACAGACGGCCAGGGAATTGAATGACGCGCTCGACACCCTGAACAAGTTGTTGGCTGATCCAGGCGTCGCCAAGACGCTCGCTCACGTGGAAGGTGCGACTGGCCATCTTGAAGAATCCGCGAAGTCCGTTGACATGGCTATGCGACCGTGGCGTGAGAAAGCTCACCTACTGAAAACGATCGTTCAAAAAGCTTACGAGATTGGCTTGCACGCGATCTCGTTGGCTCGATAACACTCACCGCGAGCGGGGCGAACCTGCTCGCAAATTCTGTCAAGGAGAAGAACAACATGAACACGTTTCTGACGTGGCTCAAGGCTATCCCTGCGATTCTGCAGGCTGTGATTGCCGCCGTGGCGGCCGTCGAGGCCGGTTTCAAAGAAGTCGCTGCGGCGACGGGCTCGAGCGCGGCTGGCACCGGCGCCGCCAAGCTCGGCATCGTTCAGTCCGCAATCGAATCGCTCTACGCGACTGAGCAGAGTCTGGTCGCTGTGATTCCGCTCGACAAGCTTACGGCGTACGTGACGACGATCGCCTCGTCCATCGTCGCGGCATTCAACAAACTGGGCTGGTTCCAGAAGACCAGCACTGGCGCGCCGGCCGCGTAAGGCGGGCTCCAGATCAAAGACGAATCCAAGTAGGCGCGGCGTCGAGCCGCGCCTTGGGAGGAAAGAGAAGATGCACAATACCTGCTTCAAAGCCGCTCTCGTGTTTCTGTTCGTGTTCTGCCTTGGCGCGCTCGCGCAGACTGCTACAACGGCGCTGGGCGCCGCCAGCACAGAGGCTGCCGCCGCGGCGCCCACCACAAGCGCCAGCGTGACGCCGGCCGCCGCGGACAGTGGTGAGCACTACTTCGTGTTGGGCAGCGTTGGCTGGGGCCCGGCTACGGGCGGCCGCGGCGAGGGCTCGGTTGGTGTGCGCGTCGGTTCGGGCATCTATTCGCTCACCTCGATGAATCTCGCCGGCGGTGTCGGGGCTGTGACCGAGGATGTTCTGTACCGTGCGGCGTCCGCGCGCGGCGTGACGCTGTGGGCGCGTGGCGGCATGGGGTTGACTACGACCAACTCTCAGTCCGGCACATCTACGTCGCCTACTTTCGGCGGCGGCGTAATGGTCAGTTACGATCTCTCGCGGATCAAGCCGACGCTGGCTGGGCTCGAACTGTTCGCATCCTGCAAGATCATGTACGCGACCACGACCGTTGACGGTGCGTCGACATCGACGGTGCGGCCGATGTACCAGGGAGGCGTGAAGTACTCATGGCAGTGAATCACAGCACTCGCTTGTGGCTGCATGGGCTGCTGGTTGCGCTCGTCTCGGCGATCGGAGACACGGGTACCGCCGCACTCGGCGCGATGGTGGTCGCGCCGAACTTTCTGCGCGACTCCCACTTTTGGGAAGCGCTCGCCGGCATGCTGGTCTTCTCCGCACTGAAGACCGTCTTTGCCTACCTGAAACAGAGCCCCTTGCCGTCCGACAACGGGTCCACGACAGCTCCAGCCTCGGGGCATGCCGCGCAGTGAGGGGCCGCCGCACCTTCGCTGGGCGCCCGGTCCCGCGCCAGTTTGTCCCGTCTGTGACTATCGATGCTCAGTGCATGCCGATGCGTTTGGCGCGCTGACCTGGCGCGGCTGCCGGCACGTGTATCGCCGGGGCGAGCAGGACGGCGTCCTGTGCCTGGCTTTTGTTGACCAGACAGACGAGAGGAATCCCAGTGAGCGAACAAGCACCAACCATCCAGGAGCTGTCTCGACAAATGGCCTCGCTGATCGCACAAATCTCCGGCCTGCAGGGCAGTGTGAATGACATCAAAGCGTCCATCGAGAAGCTCGCCGACGGCCACGTGACGACGCGGGAGTTTCAGGCCGAAGCGCGGCGCCGGCTGGACGATTCGGAAAAGGACCGGCGTGACCTTTGGAAAAAGTACAACGACATGCGCGAGCAGACCGACGCCAGTCTCGAAGCGATGGGCCAGCGCGTTGACGCGGCGAAGGCCCGCGGCGACGACGCCATGCTCTGGCTGAAGTTGGCCAGCGCTGGCTTCGGCGCCGTGCTCATCGCGATGCTGGGCGCGTTCCTGCGCAAGTAGTTGGTCGTTTTGCAACAAGTCCCCATGAAACACAATCTTCTGTTGCTGGCGCTGCTCGGCGCCTCCGTATTCGCACAGAATCCGAACATCGCCGTCTACCCGACTGCTGCTCCGACCAACGGCGATCTCCTCGTGGCTTCGGATTTCTACGCGACGTCGCTGGCCAGCGCAATGACCGCGACGAGCATGATTGTTCCGACGACCTCGTCAATCGGGCTCCGGTTTCCGTGTGCGGTCACGGTGGACACCGGCGTCAACGTCGAGATCGTCAAGGTCTGCGCGGCCTCCGCCAGCGCGCTCGTAGTCTGCGCGGGGGGCCGGGGCTTCGATCACACCGCGCCCAAGATGCACGACGCCGGCGCCCGTGTCGTTGCGGCGCCTGTGGCCTGGATGTTGAACCAGCAGTCGGCCGAGATTGAAGCGCTCGCCACGACGCTGCCTGGTGGCGCGCTCGATGGCGACGCGTTGCTCTGGTCGGCGCGCCTCGGGCGATATGTCCCGAAGCAGCCGGGCGGCGCGCAGTGGGGCCAGATTGGCGGCGCGATCGGCGCGCAGTCCGACCTGTGGACCCTCCTGATGGCGAAGCAGGCGACCATTCAGGGCGCGCCGGCCATCTGGCCGACCATTCCGACAAATGCCGCGCAGGTGTTTGCCATCGCCGACTATGGCGCGCCCGGCATTCCGTACCGCACTTCGCTCGGCGCTGCGCGAGCGGCTACGACGGCGGACCTCGTTGCGCTGCTCGGCGCCGGCGCAACGGCTCAGACGAATCTCGGGCTGGCTGCTGTGGCGTCCACCGCCAGCGCAGCGGATCTCGATAAGGGCACGCTCTCTCCGGCGCGGCTGCCGAACCCGACGGCGTCCACCCTCGGTGGCGTGCAGTCCGGCGGCAGCGTCGCGCACCAGTGGCTGTACCAGATCGACGCAACGGGCGTGCCCCATTTCAGCCAGCCGGACGCGGCGGATGTGACGGGCAACTGGCCCTGGGCGCGTATCAGCGGCGTTCCCGCGCTGGCGCGCACGGACCTGGCCGACACCTACTCCCAGACCCAGACATTTGCTGTGGCGCCGGTACTCCCGGTGGAGGCGCAGCCGGCCAGCACCACGGCTGGCCAAGCGTACATCGACTCGACGTCCTATCGCCTGGGCTGGTACGCCAACTCGATCTGGCGCCAGGCGTTGACGACCAGCGACACGACCTCGGCCGTCGCGGAAGGCGCGAACCTCTACTTCACAAATGCGCGCGTCCAGAGCGCCATGTCCGGCCTGTACGAGAATCCGCTGACGTTCAACGCGCCGCTTTCACGGGCCACGAATGCGGTCAGCCTCGGCATGTGGGGCAGCGGGGCTAAGCCGGTCGCGGCTGCATCGCTCGGCGCGTCCGGCGACTGCGTTGAATGGGGCGCGGCGGGCCTCATTGACGCCGGCGCTCCGTGCGGGACTGGCGGTTCTGGCGCCAACGCGGCCGGCTACTACGTGGTCAGCCAAGCGACGGGTGCGCCGGCGAACGCGATCGACCTGGGGCGGCTCTCCAGTGGGCTTCTAAAGATCGACGTGTCGTCAAGCGTGGCGACGCTTGGCACGGCGAGCGCCAGCGATCTTCCGAGCGGCTATCCTTACGCGTCGCTCTCTGGCGTTCCGACGATCCCGGCGGCGGGAAGCATGGCCCCCGCGATGGATGGCGCGGCGGCAGCAGGATCGAGCGCCAACTATGCGCGAGCAGACCATGTTCACCCGACTGATACAAGCCGGGCGCCTATCTTCAGCCCTGTATTCTCTGGCAATGTCGGAATCGGCATCAGCCCGACTGTTCCGCTTGAGATATATGGATCGGTAGCGACAGCTCCTAATTCAACTACTGCCATTTTTTCTCGTGGAAACGACCCAAATTTTCAGATCCAAAGCGTAACTGGGCCTAATGAAAACGCGCCTGGCACATTGATTGGCAAGTTTGGCTTGCGCTATTCAGGAGTCGGGGATAGCGCGGTAGTCAATTTCTATCGTGGAGGCGGAACAACTAATGGGTCGCTAGGTCTCAGCACAAATGGTGTTGATCGCCTCACCGTTGATTATTCGGGTAATGTCGGAATCGGCACGGCGAGCCCATCTTATCCGCTTGACGTTGTAGGCGCTATCAATACATCGACGCAGTATCTGGTCAGCGGCGCTCCCTTCGCCGCCTCCCACCTGTCCAATGGGACCACGGGCAGCGGACCAGTTGTGCTGGCAACCTCTCCGGCGCTCACAGCTCCTTCGCTCGGCGCAGCGACCGCTATATCGGTCAACGGCACGCCGATCCCTTCCAGCGCGACCCTGATGACTACCAGCACGGCGGTGTCATCGAGCCAGTTGCCCGCCCCCACGGCCTCAACGCTCGGCGGCGTGGAGAGCTTCACCTGCTCAGCCGGAAGCCACATTGCCAGCATCAGCACGAGCGGCGCGCCGTCGTGCGTAGCCGACTCTGGCGGCGCGACATCATGGTCCACGATCTCGACCAGCACCAGCGCGGCGGCCGGCGCGGGCTACTACGTGACGGCGGCCAGCATCACGCTGACGCTGCCCACGTGCAGCACGGGCAATTCTGTCTATGTGCTGAACGGGCTGTCCAGCGGGACATTCCTGATTGCGCCGGCTGCCAGCCAGACGGTGATGGGCAACTCTACAGGTTTAACGATCGACGTGCCCAACACCGGCCTCACGCTGGTGTGCATGTCTACAGACTGGAGGATTATGTGATGAAGAAGGCAGTCAAACTATTCTTGATTCTGTTGTGTGCGTGTGGCGCGCTTCTCGCCCAGACCTCGCTGTCCGGGCTCTATAACAACAAGGCGGTTCAAAAGCAGCAGGTATTCACTACCAGCGGGACGTTCACCCCGTCCACCAATTTGCTGAACCTCGGTGGGTGGGCTGAGGTCATTGCCGTTGGCGGTGGTGGTGGAGGCTGCAACGGCTCAACATGCGGCGGCAATGGCGGTTCCGTGCTCGATCGGGTCGTCCAAATTTCAGGTGCGGTGACGGTGACCATTGGCGCGGGAGGTGTTGCCGGCGCTGCTGGCGGAACGACTACGTTTGGATCGCTCGCTACTGCGTCGGGCGGAGCGGCGCCAGTTAGTTCGTATTATTGCGGCGGGGATGGAGCGGGCGGAGGCCGCCTGTGCGGCGCCAGCGATGTCTCCTACAGCTATCCGCCAGGTGGAGGCGGTGGACCATGCCTTCTTGGGTATGGCGGTGGCGGTGGCGCGTATTATGGCGGCGGCAATTATTCCTATGGTTCTTGTGGCGCGGGAGGCGCCACGTCAGCCAACGCTGCGGCTAACACGGGTGGCGGAGGCGCTGGCGGTGGTTCTGGCGGTTCCGGCATTGTGATTGTGACTTGGTTCGAGTGAGCGGGGTGCACAGAATGAAAACAGTCAGATACCTCTTGGCGGTCGCACTTTCTGCCGGATTGACATTTGGGCAGAGTTCCTTGACTGCACTTTTCGGCGGCAAGGCCACGCGGAAGCAGGCCGTCTTCGTCTCCAGTGGAACCTTCACACCTTCCGCCAACCTCATGGCCCTGGGCGGGTGGGTGGATGTGATCGCCGTCGGTGGTGGTGGCGGCGGCGGCAGTAGCGATTCATCTCATGCGGGCATGGGTGGTGGCGGCGGCAAGGTAGTGCACCTGATGGCTCAGATTTCCGGTGCAACTACGGTGACCATCGGCGCTGGAGGTGCTGCTCAAGCCGTCGGCGGGACGACTACGTTCGGATCGTACATTACTGCCAGCGGCGGTGTGGCTGGAGTAAGCGCTTCTACCAGCAGTTCAACATTTCAAGTCATCCCCGGCGGCCCGGGTTCCAATGGCGCCGGAACTCCCGCGTTTACTTACGGCACGGTTGGCGGCCGTTCAGGCAACGGCGGCCCGTGCCTGTTGGGCTACGGTGGCGGCGGTGGTAGTGGAGAAGGCACTGACTATGCGAATGGCGGTGGGCATGGCGCTTGCGGCGCCGGCGCGGGCGCGGACTGGAACGCCAACGGGACGGCCGCTGGCGCAAACACTGGCGGCGGCGGAGGCGGCGCATCGGGCGCGAGCTACACCGGCGGCGCCGGCGGCTCGGGCGTGGTGATTGTCACGTGGTGGGAGTAGCGCAGGAAACATGAAACACTTCTTTCTCAGTTTGTTTTTGCTTTGTGCGACAACATGCACGCTGTCCGCATCCTCGGAGATGGTCTATGCGGTCATTCAGAACGGCGTGGTCGTGAACACGATCGTCGCCAGCCAGCCGTTTGTCGATGCGAACTATCCTGGGTCGCCCAGGATCGACACCATCACGCCACAGCCGGGCATTGGCTGGGGTTATGACGGCACGACCTGGACGGCTCCACAGACGTTTGCGATCGTGACCAGTGGTGTCGTGACCCAGGTCGTGACGGGTTTGGCGTCGAAGGTCCTGGCCCAGTACCCGGGCGCCATCCGCATCGATACACTCAATCCGATGCCTGCGGTCGGATGGACGTACGACGGGACCACGTTCACTGCGCCGGCGAAGTAGCGCCGCATTCCATCGCAGACGCAAAAGCCGCCCTAGTATTTACTTGCAATAATTAACGTAGCAGTGCAGAATGAGCCATGCCTCAATCGGCATTGCTAGTCGTTCTCACTGAGGAAGAGCGGGAGACCTTGATGGCGTGGTCTCGGTCCA